GTTGCAGAACTGATACCCGCGCAGGATGATCTCACTGCAAGGGTTGGTTCCCCACATGTGCCCTGTTTCACGCCGTCCGTTACGAGCAACCTGCTTGTCGGCTGCTTCACGATTGAACATACCACGCTCACCAGACTTGCTATCATACAGGGCAAGCCACTCACGCATGAACGTGCCCATCTCAGGCTTAGTCTTGTAAGAAACTGAATTGTTTGCAAGCGCACGTTGCGGCTCAGACTCCCACCACATACCAGACTTAGCATGTGCCATTTGGTCATCGTTCAAGTTAGATAGGCTAATCAGGGCAGAACGGCGCACACCGCCAACTACAACGATCTCACCAATCTTACACATGAGGTCATGGCACTCAATGGGGAACAAACGTCTGCCCTTTGCCTTCTTGAAGATTTCAACAGTAAAGTTAAATAGGTCAACAAGAGGCTGTGGTCCGCTTGCACGACCACCCATAACCTTCAAGCGTTCCCCTGCAGCCCGAACACCCGAAACATCCCACTGGGGAATTTGACCAGCATACAATAAAGCAATCAATTCACGCAATGCTTTTGCCCATCCGGGTTTGCTATCACCTACTTTTATAACTGTGCTAGAATCGCCCATGTTATCAGATACAACAGGAAGCCTGTCAACATTTTCTCTCTCCACACTAAAACCAACTCCTGTGCCGCACATCAAGATGTACATGCACTCATCAAACGCACGAGGGCTGTCTACCGGAATGTAGCTACAATTATAGCCACACACTGCATCACGCTCTAGGGCATCACCAGCAGTCATCATAGCCCTCATCGAAGGCATGACACGTAGGTTTAGGATAGCTTCTTCTAGTTCGTTTATCAGTGAACTGTCCAGCTTATAACCGTGCTTGTCGTGCACATAAGAATCCATAAAAGAAATATATCGGGATACAGTCTCATCCCAGTTCTCCCTGCGCTGCTCGTCTTCGATCCAACGTGCGTAGCGTGATTTGTGAATGAATTGTTGGTATGGTGTAGGTAACATGTTGCTCATGTCTTATTCCTCTTCTAGTGTTTCGATTAGTTTGTTGAGATACCACTGGGCTTTTTCAAGGTCTTCGATTCCGTTTTTGTAACGGTATCTCCAGAGGTATTTGATGATGTTTCCTTGCAGGTAGTATTCAAATCCATCATCTGTCGCCGCCGCGATTGCGTCAACGCATTCGATACCTGCTTGATTATAGTGTGGCGGATTATTGACAATATCTACTCCCCCATAAGCCATCTTACCGGCCTGTTCGTTTTCATCTTCTTGGTTAGGCGTAGAGTTTGCCCAGTTCTTCCAAGCGTTCATCTGTGCATCTTGCATTTGCTTCCTCATATATTCTTCGTGTCTCACCGGTTGTCTCCGCTACCCTGCAAAGCGTTACGAAGTTTACGGTTAGCTAACTTATCTAGGTTCATCTGTGCCACTTCTTCTAGGCTGTAGCCTAAGTCTCGTGCCAAGATTGCAACGTACCATAGCACGTCACCTAGTTCTTTTGCAATATCATCCTTGTAAAAAAGGTGAGGTTCGCCATCACGAAGAATCTTCTTTACCTTGTCAGCAACTTCACCGGCTTCCCCCGCCAAACCCAGCGCAGGGTATACGATAGAATACTCGTTTGGATATATAGCAGTATCTTCTGCTCTCATCTGAAATTCATCTAGCTTCATTGCTCTGTCCCAAAGTTTACTCTAACTACGTTGCCTTCTACAGTCTTTGTGATGCGAGGGTCTTCTACTCCGGCCTGTTCGATCATCTCTTCTGCAGCCAAGCGAAACTCAATAGAAGCAACCCCTCTGTCAAATAATTCTTCTGTGTGCATACGAACCATGTCAAGGACACCTTCTTGTATGACCATTGCCGAATCGAAGTCTTCATCGTTTTCGTAAGTCTTGTTTGTTGTATCGTAGGCAGACAAAGTAAATTCGTTCTCAGCCGTTGAACGCAAAATGATATAGTAGCGATCAGGCAAAAGCGACATCATCTCTACGTTCTTCTGGAGTTCTTCATCATCAATAGCCATTACTTATACCAATCTGTAGGAATAGAGCCTTCTGCCCATATAAATTTATGTCGTTCACACCAAGAAGAATACGTTGTCTTGCTGCCCTTGTAAATCTTATTCGATGCTCTCAAGAAGACAAATCTAATATCTAACTTAGGATGTTGCTTTTTAACTAACAGCATCTTAACTCTGTCGTCTTTAGTCAGGTGGCCTTTTGCTTCCACATATATCTTAGACTTTTCTAGATAGAAGTCTGGGGTATAGTGTCGAGGCTCTGGTATGTACTTGAACCGTTCTTCTTCGTACTTAAACGGTACAGAGTTTTCTGTTAAGGTTCGAGCAATGTTCAACTCGAACTGTGACCTATAACCTGCTTTTTTCAAAATTCTAGTCCAATCGATTGAAATCTTTTTATCAGATACCCTGCCAGTTTGGGGGATAGTCTTTCTATGTTTGTAAGTTCTGTTGTTAAAGGGTGCATCGGCACACATACATACGCTCCCGCATAAGAGACTCTGCTTATCTTTTGTAATTCTTCTTCTACAAGCTTTATATCACGAACTTCTGTATCAGCCTGTAGCTGGCCTTCTTTACTGTAGTTGTTAACAAGAGTCAGGGGCAATCCATTCTCATGGATACGCATCTGACAGATACGCCTTTCGCCCCCGCTCTTTTTAGTAGACTCTATGTAGATATGATACAAACTTTTATTCATGTGCATCAATTCTACTTCATAGTTTTTCACAAACAAGTATGGCATCAGAGTTCTTTCTTCTTCAAGGTAGAGTACCAAACCTGCGGCGGTGACTTTGCTCGTGACGTTACTCTATTGTGCAAGATGGCATCAGGCCAACAGTGATGACGATAGCCACACAAATTGCATTCACGAGGCAGCAACTTATTGCCTGTAGATACTACCTCACCTTTGTTCTTATAGGTTTCGGCAACTGGCTTATACGGCTTGAAAGGTTTCACGTCGGTTTTGTTAAGAAACTTGATACGCTCCGCCGCGTCCTTTAGGTAGTGCTCCTTGTCTTCTTGCGACCATTCCGGCACCTCAACGACAGCAACCATACCACTGGACTTGTTGACAACAATCCATCCGCCAAAAGGTAAACCGACTGCTTCACTGTATAAGAACCCCTGCATCAGATAGCCAAACGGATCATCTTCTTTTAGTTTGTCGTAGCCACCAAGTCCGGTGAACTTGTAGTTGAACGCCCAGTCACTTGCAGACTTGATATCCCAGACTTTATCTTGACCTAATTCGTCACGTAAGATTACGTCTAGGGTTCCCTTGATCTTCTCTCCGGCAATCTCTAGTTCTACTTGCTTCTGGTAATCAACGATCTCGACACCAGCTTCTTGCATAATCGCCATCAAAATAGATTCAGTTAAGTCGCCAAACATGAATCTAAACAATGTGTTATAGGACATGTCTTCTTTGATGCCGTGTTTATCTAAGACTTGTTGACAAAGAGGGCGACCCAAACCAGACATACGAATACGATACTCACCCCTATCAGAAGTAAGCTGCTTTACAATAGATTCCTGACAATCTTTTTTAAAGGTTTCGAGAGTCTCAGGGGAGACAGTTGTTTCCCCCCTGAGAGCCTTAGACATGTAGTCCTGTATTTTAAGCAGCGTTAGCATTATCAAAGTCCGCTGCCAAATCGATGTCGTCATCGTCAGCGAGAAGCTTTGCTGCCTCACGATGCTGGTTCATAACATTCTCGTTATGACCCTTCACGGTATCAACAAACTTAGACATCAACTCTTTATCTTCGTCAGAGATGGTATCTACTACGCCCTTCAAGGTTGGCATCGGTGTCCAGTAAGTCACGCTACCGTTCTTGTGTCGGCTTGTGGCTAAGTTGATTTCACACTTCTGCATGATCTTGTTCTGCTTAGTCAGGTTGTTGATGAAGTCGTTCATCGGAATGAAACCAGACCGCTTGAAGTAAGCTACTACTGGCTCGTCCTTGATCTCTACCTCATTGCCGTCAGCGTCCTTAAACGTGCCGGAAATCTTAGAGTAAAGAATCTGATTGCAGCTAACCGAACGAGATGTAAGGTAAGCAACGTCATCTTTAGCTAGGCGGCTTTCCTCATCACGAGTCAAGCGACCACACTTGTTTGTACCGATTGTGTCGGGGAACATCCCTGACAAGGTTGTCTTCTGAACCGACTTGCAAGAAAACGTACCGCTTTCCTGATCCCACATGCTGTACTCAAAGGTACGAAGGATTGGGCGAAGAACAACTTCTTCAGCGTAGATGAATCGACCATCTACATACATCTTCCATGATCCACGAGTTAGAGACTTTCCGTCTTCTGTCTCTGCATCGTAGTTAATGTTAATTCGTGGTAATCCTTTTTGACCAGTCTGTTTAACTGACTGACCACTTGCTTCCATCAACGCTGCGCTATCGTCTGCATTGAAGGCCGCTACAATTGCGTCCATATCGTCCATTACTGCTAAATCTGTCCCTGTATCCATGATTTTTCATGCTCCTGTTGTTAGGGTTGTAGACTGATACTACAGGTCTACTTCTGTCAAGTCAAGCCAATTATCACCGATTTTTAATTCTATTCCTACCGGCATATCGTAGGCCACATTATATCTCCTGATTGTTTCTTCAGGTAATGACATCATTGCTTCTGCCATCAGCTTGATACAAATATCTTTTTCACTTGGGTGCACATCGACTACGATTGAATCGTGTACAGTGTTGCATATCACAGAAATAAGTTTTCTGTCAACAAATAATCTTTGCAAGCTTACAAGTGCAATCGGCAACAGGTCAGCAGTAGCAAATCCCTGTACTGGATAGTTACATAT